AATTGAATAATTAATATAAATTGAATAGCTAATATAAATATGAGTAATAATCTAGAACAAAATCTAAATACTAATAGTGAATTAGATAAGTGGTTGAAATTTCAGTTAATATGTAAACCCGAACAATCTGGAAAAACATTCATTATGATAAAGCAAATAATAGAAGATTTTACTAATGAAACTAGTATTAAACCAATAATCAATTGGATTTTCTGTGACAATAATCTTTTGCTAACTAAACAAACCAGTATTCGTATACAGGATGATTTGAAAGAATATGTATATGATAAAATGTCATACATAGAGTTTTCATCACACAGTAGTGCGCAAGCTCGTGATCATGCGGGTGTTTTTATGGCAATTGTAGGTAAGGGTATTAGCAATATTGTTTGTTGTTCAAATAGCAAGCGCATGGATGATGTGTATGAATTAATTGACATTATTAATTCAAGTGACTGTACTTGCGACAAATATATGTTTCGCATATGGTTAGATGAAGCAGATAAATTTATTAGTTTTATTGATAATACATTGTATCCCATTGTAAATAAACATACTAATGTGACGGTTCATTTAATTACAGCAACACCTGGACCATTATTTCAAAAATATAAATATATAAATGTATTTCCTATTGAACTTACAACATCGGAGCATTATCATGGATGGAAAGATAATAAGATTACTATTGTAGAAAAAGAAGGAAATCATTTAGACTATATAGAAGATGTATTAAGTGATGTTGCTTTTAATGAAATTAAACCAGGAACAATATGGTTTATACCAGGTTCAAATATTAAGAAAAGTCATAATATTATTAGAAGTCTATGTATTGCCAAGAATATGGCTGTTATTTGTGTAAATAGTGATGGTATAGTAATATCACTTCCATATACATTAGAAACATTTACATATAATAAAGATGATAATTTCAATGAAAAAATGATTAGTTTGTATAAAAATCATAATCTTAACCGCTATGCGTTAGCAATAACAGGATATATATGTATTGGTAGAGGTATTACAATAATGTCAAATGAGTTTATGATAGACTACGCTATTTTGTCGCAATGTTCCGACCAATATGAAGCATCACAAATAGCTGGACGAATTAAAGGAAATATTAAAGGATTTAGCAATTATAAACCGCCAGTTGTGTTTACAACACAACACTTTAATAAAATAGCAACAGATTTAGAAGAAAAATCAAGAGCGTTAGCCAGTCTAGCATTTGAGAAGCATCAACATGGCGAACCTACAATTATAGATAAATCAGAGTATAAAACATGTGATAAATCATACGAATATATTCTTGTAGAGCACTTATTTGATTCTTTTGCCGCAGCAAAAAAATATCTTGAAACAAAATCAAGAGAGATGAATACAAAAGTAAAGGATAGTAAAAAAAGTGTAATTCATAAGCTAGAACCGTCGGGTCATTATGTTACATCTAAAATATTACGAGCAGGATGTAGTGTATTAGATTTGAATATTGACGACATTATTACGTATGAAAAAGCTAAAACAATCTCAAAAAGTACATCGATTTCTTCAACTGGTAAGGGAAGCAAATATTTAATTTTACCACTCTATGAAAATAGTAGTTCACATCCTGAGAGTGTTAAATATCAAGTTAGATATATAAGATTTCACAGCTAATAAGGTATGACAGTCGAAGATGAGTTAATTAAAAAATTTTTTTTTGTTTATAACAAACAAATTTTTATATACTATAATAATTAAGAACACTAGCAAACGACAACCATAATAAGAGAGGCACTAATAAAATAGAGGATTTTCTAACATACTTGTATAATATTAAAAATAATGTAAATAATAATGTGGTTATAATATAAATAAAAGCATAAAATTTACTATTATTCCATACTATAGACCACGTTGAGAGAAGAAGGGTCAAAATAGTATAATAAAACACTAAAGTAGGCCTTATATACCACGAATATCCAATTAATAATAACAAAATCGGCCAAACTATCATAAAAACATAGGGTGGGGGTCTAAACCATACTTCCTTTCCACTATCTTTAGATATTGGGTAAAAATACGCAACGCTATTTACAGAAATGAGGGGAATAAATAAATATATGCGTTTATCCATTATATAATAGTGCTATATTAACTAAATATAATTTAGATTTATTATATTTAGATTTATTATTTAGATTTATTATTTAGATTTATTATTTAGATTTATTATATTTATTTATATAAATGAGTATTTCAAAACGAAAAAATAGAAAAAATATAACAAATTTGCAAAGAAGTAAAAAAGGAGGAGAGAAAATATACCCTTCTAACCAAAAAGTGTATTATCAAAAGACTAAACCTAGAACAAGAAATGTTATACCAGAATTTAATAAAGCTGAGGTTCCGCCTTCATCCAATACTAATACCGCTATTGGAGTGGATGATACTATGCCAAAATCCGCACAGGTAAACACGGGGCAAGAGCATATTGTAGTAATTCTATGTAAGTTGTCTGGCGATGTTCCTGCTAAGGCTAATGAACTTTCAACAACTTATGACCAAGCACCTATATATTTTGGTTGGTGTCCATTTAATGTGCAAAGTGATAACCCATATGATTTAATAAAAGAATATGATATTGAAGATCCTGAAAATTTTAAACATATTAAAAAGACTGAAGATATTAAAAAAGCAAAAGAGATTCAAAGATTAAAAAATATTGCCGCATTAAAAAATATTGAAACATTAAAAAAATGGGGAAATGTTGATCACACTGATTTTGAACAAAGTGTGATTCTTGAAAGATGGTTAGGAGTTACAACAGATCCACACAATTCTACTGCATTTATTAACTTTTTGCACAATATACCAGATGTAACTTGGCCCACATTTAAGCTTCCTAAAAAAATAGTACCCCCTTATAAAAGTAAACAAAATAATAAGATAAGCGATTTTTATATGAAAAGAATAGCTTACTTATTAAATTTTGATATAACACAGGGCACTGATTATTTTACAACATTTTTAAAGCGGTTTGTAAGTACAGTCAATGACACTGAAGATGTACCGATATTTGAGTCATTTAGTGTAATGAAAACTAAAATGGATGAAGTAACAGATCCTGATCCAGAAAAGCAAACTGAGGCTAAAAAGAAAGTTCTTGATAATTGGGCATTGAGTAACGGAAGTAAGGTATTTAAAATAAATTTTGATGGCTTAGATGCAACTGCTATGAAAGAAGAGGTTTTTAAGCTATTAAAAAATATTAACACAAAATCTGGTAAATCTGTAAAAGCAGATTCCATAGAACAAACTGATATAGAGGCAGTTTATGGAAACGTATATAAGGTTTTGCCAATTACAGAGATGTTTTGTGGCGCTTTGACACTATCATATCGCATAGATAACTTTTTTAAACAATGGATAGATGAAATTCCCGAGGAACCCCCACTTGTGACAACAGATGGTTGTGCTGCTATGGCTATCGTGGCAATAGACATACTTCAAAAATATCCAACAAATAATGAAACTCAAAAAAACTATATGCTTGAAATGGCTAGTTATGATAGTTGTGGAGTGCGTGAATGGTCGGTAAAACTATTAAAACCACTTTTTAGTGACAATATGACACAAAAAAGCAGTAAATGTGTTCATGTTATAGTAGATATGGAAGCTGATGATTTATTTGCATTACGAATTTTAGCTCACTTTTATAGTAAAGTAGTAGTATATATTGCATCAAATACAGAAGGTGATAATGCATTATTTAATCTAGCAAAAGCATACTTAGAAACAAATATGCCAAGTCATATTACTATACATCTAGATCCTGTAGTTTGTCATAGTTTTTCACCAAATCCCAAAGCAATGGTTGCGCATTATAAGCATTTATACGAAGAAACGAATACAACAATGGAAGATATTATTAGACATATTGCTCCAGAAAGTTCATTTATACCAAAAATAGAACAACCTTCTTTGGTTGCGAGGGCAGTGGGCTCGGTGGAGGGAAAGGTGGTGAACGGCAGGATTGCGCCCGCGCCAGTCTTCACCCCGTCCTCGGCGTCACAGGCTCCGTCGGCGGCGGCGGATGTGGCGAATAAGGGCAATGCAGGGTTAACACAGAGTACAGCAATAGTAGACGACTATGAGTTAACGGGGGAGAGTGATATGGCGAAGAGGGATGCGGATGCGGCTGCATATAAACCCGGTTTGAGGGAGGCGGCGATAAATGCGTGGCAAAGCCTAACGGGCAGTGCAAAGGCGAAACAGAAAGATGCATCTAATGATGAAGATAGACAAGGAGGTTCAAAACGCAAAAAAAGTAGAAGAAACTCAACAAAACGAAGAAACTTAACAAGACGAAGAAAATTAAGTAAACGAAGAAAATCAAGTAAACGAAGAAACTCAAGAAAACGAAGAAAATCAAGAAACTAAAATTACTTTTATAATATAATTTTTATATTTATAAAAACAAAAATTATATTTAGTAATATATATAATGGCCTATACAAACAAAAAAAGTGCTAAAAGAAAACATAGAAGACGTAGTAAAAAAGGCGGAGTTGTTACACTTGTAGTTAATCCAGTTAATTCACAAGCTACTAGAAAGAAGAAGTCGCCTAATAAAGAACTTGATGAAGCGGCGGTTTTTCAGGGTGTTGCCGATGATTATACACGAAGAGCTTTGGATAATGCGCTTTCTATTTTTTCACGTGAACAACAAAGACAAGCACAAGCACAAGCACCACCTATAAATGTAACTATTCATAGCACATCTAGAGTTAAGAGACAAGGTCCAACTCCTGGCCAACTTAAAAAGGCAGAACAAAAAGCATTAGCTAAGCAACTAAAGGAAGAAGAAAAGGCGCAAAAGAAAATAAAAAAAGAACAAGAAAAGGCGCAAAAGAAAATAAAAAAAGAGGAAGAGCAGGCAGCAAAAGAAGTTACTCGCGCAGGTGTAGATCAAGCATTTTCTAGAATGTTTGGTGAGAAGTACAAAGCAAGTGGCCCAAAACTAAGAAAAAGAAGTTAAAGAAGTTAAAGAAAACAATTACTAAAATAACTTAAAAAGAAGCAATCTAATTAATGGAGTTGCGTTGTTGCTCTAAATTTTTGATATTTACTTCGCCTACTTTATCAGGAACATAATCATCAGGCGGGGTTTCTATACTATCAGAATGTTCTATAGTAGCATAACTATATAATTGTCTTAGTCCACCGCTTCCTTTGGCAGATAATTCATCACTATTTTGGTCTAAAAAACTATAATTGTCGGACACAACACCACACGACATTCCATCAAATTTAAATGCGCTTGGTTCTCCATTGTAATTAGTAGCTTTTTGTGTAACTGCTTGTTCCACCGGTTTCAAATGCTCAGTAATATCATTTCCATATAGCACTTTATAATTTTGATTAATTATCATTAATGCCGGAACAGCGCTAACAGTATGTGGAAGTAATATTTCTTGATTATTTTCTAAAACAACATATGTAGCATTGTTTTTCTTTATGCGCTTATCAATACATATATAATGTATAGTATTTTTTAGTCCAGACTTTGATAAAAGTGTCAATAATTTTTTACAATTGTCGCAATAATTACTATAATATAATATTGAACCCATGTTGTTTATATTACTTTTAGTAATATTTTTTAATATTATTTTTAACTAAATACTTTAACTAAATAGTTAAAAATAAATATATTATAATTAAAAATTGAAAATATAAAGTCAAATTATAATTATACTATATAATAATGTCGTTTAAAGCAAGAATAACAGATGTTGATGAAAAAAACGACACATTAACATTTACACTTAGTAATGTTAATGTTAGTTATGCTAATGGATTACGCAGAATTATTTTATCAGAAATTCCAACTCTTGTTATAGAAAGTTATCCATATGAAAAAAACAATGTGTCAATATACATTAATAAATCACGCTTAAATAACGAATTGCTTAAACAGCGTTTAAGCAGTATTCCAATCCATATTGAAAGCCCATATGAATTTCCACTTGATGAATATATTTTAGAAATTAATAAGGCAAATGCTACTAATACTATTATTTATGTTACGAGTGAAGACTTCAAGATTAAAAATATTAAAACAAATAAATACTTAACACAAGCGGAAGTAGGCAAAATCTTCCCCCCCGATCCAATTAGTGGTGACTTTATAGAACTAATACGCCTTAGACCACAAATTGCGTCAAATATGGATAAAGAGCAGCTACATTTAGAAGCAAAATTTAGCATTAGTAATGCCAAAAATGACGGTATGTTTAATGTTGTAAGCACTTGTAGTTATGGAAATACAGTAGATTTGGTAAAAATCAAAGACGCTTGGGAAGTAAAATCGGCCGAGTTAGCTAAAAGCTATAGCAAAGAAGACATAGAAACAATTAAGAAAGATTGGTTAATTTTGGATTCAAAGCGCATCTTTATAGAAGACAGCTTTGATTTTATTATAGAAACATTAGGAGTATATAATAATTTTAAGATTGTTGAATTGGCGGCGTCTATTTTAATTAAAAAACTATATAGCTCATTGGAAAAAATCAAAATAAATAACGATTTTATTAGTCTTTCTGAAGACACTATGGAAAATTGTTATACTATTACACTCGAAAACGAGGACTACACGATTGGTAAAATTTTGGAATATAATTTTTATAGTAAATACTTTCTAAAATCAAAGAGTTTGAATTATGTGAGTTTTCTAAAAAAACATCCACACGATACATTTAGTATTATTAAATGTTCTTATAAAACACAAATTACTAAAGAAGATATTTTATTGAACCTCGAAGACTGTGTAAATGATGCTATTTTAGTAATCAATTCTATTAAAGAATATTTTGCTTCAAAGTAAATAACAGGTTTTATAAAATAGTATATAAACAGTATATAAATAGTATATATATATTAAAAAGTATATAAACAGTAAAATCTATACTATATATATGGTCCTTTTTTACACTATTGCAGTAACCAAAAACAAAACAACAATTTATATGAAAGTTCCTTATGATTGTTTATCACAAAAGCAAAAAATGCATAGAGGCATTGTTAAACCCCCTAATAAACCTAATGTGTTAGTAAAAAAAGAGGATGTTGAAATTCCTTAGAAATAGCTCTTATTTATTATTTAATAAATTTATATATACTATATAATATTTTGTATAGTATATATATGGTACTTAAAGGCGGGGTACTTCAATTTACCAGTCAAGATGAAACAATACAAAAAGAAGCATTACTAGCTATATTAAATCATCAAGAAACAAAAATCTCTAAAATCCATGAGGATTCTAGAGATGGAATTGTATTTGTATTTAAAATAACATTTGATAGCAATTTTCAACACTACTTTAGACCAAGTAGTTTAATAAAAGTAGAACCATCATCTACTAAAGTAATAATACTGAAGTTTTTTGTATATACATGTAAACAACTTGACACAGGTACATATGGCTATGATATGGATCAATATACCAGAGAGATTAATATAGCTAAAGAACTTGGAGCACAAGCAAATGATGACCCAATATGTCCAAGTTTTTTATATGAGGAGTCAATAACACAATTTGGAAGTGTGGAACATGATAGCAATTCACTATTCTCATTGCTTAAAAGTAATTTAGAAGATGAAGAGGCAGAGAAAGGGGTAGGTACTTTATATGAGGATATAGAATCTTATACTCTAGAAGCCTTCAATCGTGATTATGTAAGACTAACGCAAAATGCAAAAATAGAATCATTATCTTCATTGAGAGGAAGACTTCTTTTTATGGAATTTTTTGATTGTTGCACATTACGAGATTTTTGTGACAAAGACAAAATACACTATAGCAGTGCTACTAGTTCACACTTAACAAGTATAAATGGACGTGATTTACAGGAGGTTAGTACTAGACACCTCGAAAATACACTATTTGGATTGAGTAAAAAATCTTTTATGACATTAGTTATTCATTTGTTGACACTGCAATTGTTTGATTTGCGCTGTATTCATGGGGATTTACATCCTAACAATGTTTTTATTTTTGTTGAAAATGAAGACATTAAACTTAAGATAATAGATTTTGGTCGGTCAAAATATTGGGCTACTGAAGCCGAAATGGAAGCAGAATTAAAACTTGATACAGATATACCTCGTGCAACAACTAATAAATTGTTACTAGAGTTATATGATAGAGTTAAAACAACAGCAACAGAAACAAATATTTATACTACTATTAAGAGACACATACAAGACAAAAATTACTTGAATGCGGTATGTATTATTGGTATGTGTAGAGTATTAACCAAATACAAATCACCATTTCATTTTTATCTTAATAAACCAATAGGCAGCCCTTATTCTAATATGTATGAACTAATTCCGCCCGAGGAATTAGTTGCTTATAAAACAATAATTACTAGAGTATTATATACCCCAACAAGTGAAGGTGGTGGTTCCATTTATAAAAATAGAATTAATAAATTTATAGCAAGTAAGCAAATAAATAATAAAAGTAAAAAAAGTAAAAAAAGAAAAAATAAAACTATAAACAGAAAAAAAAGTAGAAAAATAACAAGGAAAAAGCTACAAAATAGAAGACAAAAGTAGTATTACAGTTATATGATTAAACATTAGTGCTATACTTGACTATAAGCAGGCAAGTCCTTGTTCTCATCTTCATCTACATATATGTCTATTTTTGCATCATTATTTTTTACATCGTCCATATCTTTTAAAAATGGACTATTGTTACTATTATTGATACTATTAATTGATTCATTATTAATTTTTTTCTTTAAAAAGCTACAAAAGTTTCCCATATTACTATAGTCTATTATATTATTTTTAAATAATTTATGAAAATAATATAAAAAAATGTAAAAAAAATGTAAAAATGTTATAACGTAATAATATTTCTAATAATCCATAGTGTCACATTCACATTCTTCGCCTTCTTCGCCTTCTTCACATTCACATTCTTCAACATTCGAAGCACTAGTCATTTGCGATGACGGACATACATTCATGCTAGTAACAGAAGTGTCGACACAACCATTCCCTAAGGAGCATGTATCATTAGACTCTGCTGTTTTGTGATTCTTAAAATTACAAAGAAACATTTGCTGAGAAGGCGGAAGACTATTTACATAACTAATCACAAACTTTTTATCAACAATTTTCTTTTCCTGTTTAAGTTCATTTTTATATTTTTCATGAAGTTTATACATATGTGTTTTATATTCAAAATCATATTCTTTTAATGGTTTTTCTTTACGAATAAAACAACTAACATAATTCATAAATAAGTTGCTTGTATAATAGTAAAGCGCAAGTTTAAATTTGTTAAAAATCAATGTATGTTCTGGATAATATTGTAGAAATTCTTTTACTTTATTTTGCTGCTTTAGCGTTAAATAATTAAACTGTAGTTTCGGCTGGTTACCTCTAAGCTTCCTAACTTCTTCATAACTTACATTCCTAATTTTGCTCCGACTTCCATCTTTGCTATACAAAAAGCACCCAACACAATGATATGATACATTATTAGACTCATAAAAGTCCTTAATTTCTTGAAAATTAGAAACCGGATATTTTGCCGCCAATTTAACAGTGCTATTTAGAAAAATATATGGCGGAACATTAATTAATGACTGAATATCAATTTCATGCACAATAACATGATTTAGATTATCAACACTTAGCACATTATTAATTGGATGAGTAATTTCATATATTTTAACTAAATAAATAGTTGGAGCACTAATTGTCGTAACAATACGATTAAATGGATGTTGTAATACAAAACTATATACATATTTTTTATCTAAACAATTTAGGTCAAAATTATTACTATTACACGCCTCAAAAAACATAGAGCGAAATGTAAGATTATAATAGTCTTTAAAATAATTGTTATTATCAAAATATTTATAGTTTTTAACATCATTAAAAAACACAATATTTGCGCCTACACTTGACCGCGTAGCAATTTCCCAAGTCTCCTTAATAGTATCATAAAAAACATTAATCATTGTTCCGTCAATGTAATCTTCTAACCAACTACTTTCTGTGCTGTATTTATTTACAAAATATGAATAATCAACTGATTTTTCGGGCGCAAAGCATACAACTTTATTATTTCTAATAATGACCGAACGAAATTTAGAAATAGTATTGTATTTATTATAATCACTAATTATATTTAGTTCTTTTAGCTTTGCCTTGTTATATCTAATAATTTTATATTCATTGTTATTAAATGTGTATTTTTTAATAGTAAAATAATTGTCTTCATTGGCCAAAGCATGTGTAACATTAAGATTAATAGAATTTACAATGTTTACCATATAATAATGGTAATACTATTATTAGTGATTTAAGCTTTAAACCATTTAAATAATCATTTTAAATAGTGTAAATAATCATTTTAAACCATGTAAATAACAAACATATTTAATTATTCAATTATAAAAATTCAATTATAAAAATTCAATTATAAATATTATATTATAAATATAATATTATGAGTGCTATTAAAAGTCAAATGTCTAACCCAGAACTTTCTCAAACAGTAAGTTCTGTAAATCTTCAATTGGGGGACATTATTAAATTAGATGCCCCAACAAACAGTGGTCTTCACGATAAAGTTTATTTTATTAAATTTATAAATAAATCAAAAGTAGTATTAGTAAACTCGGATGGCACGCTTACTTTAACTCTCTCACAATTAGGAAAATTAGAAGAAGAGTCAATAGCAAACATAATTATACTAAGCAGAGTTAGTAGCCCAAGTTTTATAGTGCAAAATAATCTAGCAGTAAAAAAATATATTTCCATTTATTTTGGAGAACCATTACCATCTGTAATAAATGGTTTTATAAGCAACATAGAAAATGATATGATTGAAGTTACAATATTACCCGATAATACTATAATATATATAGATTTTGCCTATTCTGGTATACCCGAAGATTTAAATATTGACAAAATTATTGTGCGAGATAAAGTAGATGAAGCACAATTAGCATCATCATCAGACCCTCAACTTGAACCTAGTTCAGGCGACGACGACGAGTCGAAGTCGTTTTTAATTCAAGACCCAAATGGTGAATTAGATTATGATTTAAAAAGCTACGACTCCAGAGAAGATCTTGAGGCGTTAATAATTGACACTATTGAACTAGGAGAACCATTAGACGATCTAGAACACGAAGTAAATGTTTCAGAAGAAGAACAACGTTATAGTTTAGACAAACAAACAAATGATTATTTAGATAAACTAATAAATGCTTATTTACCAGAACAACGCACTGAAAAAGTAATAAAGCAAATTCATAGTGAAATAAATTATTATGTCCAATTACGAGCCACTTATTCAACTTTTGACGCAAACAATTATCCAATAATTCCGAGCGAACGCGGCGAACATTATAAATATTTAAAAGAACAGCTATTTAATTTAAACAAAAAAATGTATTTTTTGCTTCCCGTGTTAGATAATGCGCGAAATTTAATAATAAGCGAAAATGATGATAGTAACGCAGACGAAACCGACTTTAATTATCAACCTATGGGTGTATTTATTGAAGCATTAACATCCACATCACTAAAATGGATGAATAACAGCTCAAAAGAGAAAATAAACAATTATAAAGAACACATAAAAGCGCTTACTCAATTATTTGATAATTATACAAACAATAGCCCAGAAAATATAAATGTAAACGCCCAAATTATGATGATAAATGATATTGTCGATGATTTTTACAATTACGCCATTGTTAAAGGAACATTGTCAAAGAGCCGATTTATGATTGATATATACAATGAGGGCCTAACTATGTTAGAGTCACATTATGTTAATAATAAAAAATTCACAAGACCAACAAAGCTAACAGCAAATGATTTTGTAAATATAATTGGATTTATAACCTTACCATTACCATTATTTGAGTTTTCAAAGTCCAATACTAATTATACGACTATAGGCGATAAAGCTAATCTAAATATTAATTTTATAAATTCAAGCACTTTCTTAAATAATGCTACTGTTTATAATAAGTATGTCTTAGAAAACGATGAACTAAATAATTATGTAAATAATCACACCAATATACATAATGCTAGTTTCTTAAAAAACATTAATTATTTTACAATTGATAAATCAATCGAGCTTCCATATTTGGAAAAGATGAACTATTTACTTGAATCGTTTATTCCAACTAATAAGGCATTAATAAACGAATATGTTTCACATTATAGTCCACAATCTCTCAACTATCGCAAATATAGTTTAGCAAGTTTTATATACGATTTACAAGCTCTAAACATTGATTGTTATAATTTACATTATAATGATTATAAATTTATAAAATCTCTCATAACAAACAACATTGAAGAATACAAAAAAATTTATACTTCAAATGAGGCAAATTTTGCCAAGATTTTGAATAACATAAAAGGCAAAAATGAAAACATAATTTTCTCATTTGAGTTATTATCAAAAGAGCTAAAAGACGAATTATTTACTTTTTATAATATAAGCGAAGAACTATTTACTAATTATGAAGAATTAGTCAGCTTTTTGTATAATGTAGACAGCGGCGAATTTTTCTTACAATCACTAAATAAAAACATAATGGATTTAGTTGTTGGAAATTTACTTGATAATTTTATTAAAGCACGAGAGAAAGAGTTGACTAATCCTGAGAATCCCGAAGCTCCTAAAGATCCCAACAATCCCAACAATCCCACGACGTTATCTTCAAAAGATATTTTGTTTAAAGAGCTTGACGAAGTTCAGGCAACTTGCGAAAAATATATATTAAGTAAGGCATATAAGACTCTCCAATCTCTCGAAAACGATAATAATAAACTAATATTTTTTGATTCAATATACGATAAAACAATGTATAGCATGCTAAAACAGTTTGAACGCGAGGAAAAAACAATGGATAGTAATGCGTTTTTAGAGTTTTTAACAACAAACTTAATGTCTATTATGAAATTAACACGGGCCCAAGCCTTAAGAGAGGCTAAATCAATAATGGACGAAAAGCGCGAAATAATAGACGGCGACTACGCGCTATTAAAAGACAAAGCAAGTTCTAAAAACTATATTTATAAGCGAGAAAATAATGTGTGGATATTAGATCCAACATTTGAAGACAAGTTTTATATTGACAACAATCAAATATTTTGCGATGTAAATAAAGAGTGTATAAGTAAAGATGACAAATGCAACTCAATCAGTGGAACCAAAAAGAAAAATCTTGATACAGAAGTTGAGGATATATTAAAAACATTCGAAAGCAAATACAATTTTAGTATAGAAGAAATTAAGACCAAAATCACTAGTAATTATGAAAATGCTAAAAAAAGAATAGAAAAAATAACAGGTCTAAATAAAGTTAAAAACGAATATACTAATAATTATTTGCTAGGGTTAGAAGAACCTTATGAATCAAAAATAATCACATCTCCATATGAACAATTAAAAAATAGCGTATTAAAAATCAAAGATTTATCGCTAAAATACGAATTAATAAAGCGATTTTGTCTAAATTATACACGAAATGCAATAAATGACGAAAACGTGTATTGGCTCTATTGTATAAAAACAAGTGTAAAATTGATGCCCCAATTTTTGTTGCGCCTTTCAAACGCGTTTTTAACCAAGCAAGATTATTTATTAGAATTGGATACATTATGCGCAACTCAAGGCACTATTAGTGATGATAATAATTTTTGGGTAGACAAACATAGTGGTTATATTATTAAAGCTATTGAATTTGACAACGATGAGGGATATGATGATAAAGGCTTTAAAGTTTTTACTCGCGAACAATTAGAAAATGATTATGCAATAAACTTAGAGCCTGTTACAAAATCATTAAACCCTAACGTCCAAGTAATTATAAATATTATAAAAGCCATGAGTCTTATGATGGGAGTAAATATATCACACAATCATGAACTTATAATAAATAATGTATTAGCTCTCTTAAATTCAAACATTCCATCAAAGCAAAAATACGAGGAAATGTTGCTCAAAGTAGCCAAAAAAGAAGGTAAGGCAAAAAACAACCCGCCTTATGAAGATATGTATAATTCTTCGTTATTATTATTAACTTTGGCATTTATAGTATATGCTATTCAAATTGCTATTCCAGTCTTAACGTCTAAGAAAACATTTCCTGGATGTATTAAGTCATTTAGTGGATATCCGTTAGACGGGGAACAAGACAAAACATCAATTGCATATATAGCTTGTATAGCAAATAAAATAAAAAGTTCAATTGTTCCTTGGAACAGCATATTAAAAATGTCCGAAAGCACTCTCATTAAAAATATAGAACAACTAGTATCAAAATATATAGTTCAAAACAAAGACTTAGTAGAACATTTAAACAAAAAGCGCGAATATTTGCTAAGCCAAGATACTAACGGAGACGCAATCCCTATATATTTATCTATTAACATATGGCATACTTTCAATCCCCCATTAAATGACATTAAAATAGACGCTCAAGCATTAGAACCATTAGATGTAAATTTTAAGAACACATTATACGAAACATTCGCTCGTGGCTCTAAAAATAATATTAAAGAATTAGTCGAGTCAAAGGGCATAAGTTGTGCCAATCATATTATAGAACTAATTCAAAATGTTGTAAAAGCCAATAGTCCATTATTAAAAAATTCAAATGACAATCCGTTTTTAGAAAATGCGTGCTGTAATTCGCAAAAAAACAGCATTCAATATTTTATAAATGCTAATCCCGCTATAGTAGATTATAATAATTTGGCAAATTTTTACAATACTATACTTAAAGGTATTGACAATTTAACATATTCACCTCAAATTTATGTGCCATTAAACACCCAACAAAAAATCATAACACAATATAGTGGATTTAGCGAAGAGTTAGTATACAAAGCGTTTATCTATTTTTGTAATTTTGCAAATCAAATTCCAATCGATGATGAACTAAAAGGGCTATGTATGGATAAACCGCAAAATTTTGATCCAAGTAAATCAATAAAAGAAATTGTGCAATCTCTCAAAAATGATGGAAAAATCTATAATTTTGCGTCATTTATAGAATTAATACATATTGTGAGCAAAAACAATATTATAAATATTCCTATTAACTTTACTATTATTAATAATGTGGAAGCACTACGAATAATAATAGATGCTTATTCCAATAATAGTTATTACAAATTAGACGACATATTTGTTAGTAAATTGGAGTTAATGTTGGATACTTTTTCTATTATTGCGGATGATAATCTTGAATTGCGTGACTTAAAAAATTACTTAGGTCGCATAAATAATGCATTACAACAAAAAATATTACAAATAGTAAGCAGTCAAACAAATATTAGTAAAAGCGAGTTTGCCAGTTTTAGTCAAACACTAACATTGTCAATTGATGTTGAAAATATTACTTTTTATCAAAATTATATTAACAATATATTATACATTTTTCCATCAATAATTATTAATAGCAATGTAAATTATGGCGCAATTCCCAAACATTGGAATTTATCAACAGTCCATATTTCTGATATTTATAATATAATACAAAAATATTATGTATCATTAAATACATTTACTAATAAACATGAATTAGCGCTAGCGTTTAAACTAGTAGCACAAAAGCTGAAACTATTGACGCAAATGATGAAAGTATTTTTGTATAATAAGTCATTGTTAAAATCGGTTGACCCAGAAAAGCCGGCTTTAAGTCAAATAAACAGTATATTTGATGACAAATTAATAACCCTTTTTTATAATTACATTTTTTATAATATACTTAACGAGCTGTTAAATATTAGCGAAGATCAAGAGTTTATGTTACAACTGCAAAATATTGACTCTAGCACTTACAACAAAGACGAGTTTATGAAGACCATCATAAACTATATAATGTGCTATTCAAATATAATGAACACACATTATAATTTAATAAACAATGGGTATGCCAAAGTAAAAGAGAAAATTGTTATGGCAAAAGAAAAGGAGAAAACATTAATAACCGACTTTTTGAAAAATCTCTCTGATGAAGAGCGCGAAATTGAAAATATTTTGAAAAATAACAAATTAGAAAAATGGAATGTAGGAATGCAAAAAGGGTTAACACAATATGTAAAAGAAAACTACGACCAAGAACGCGAAGCATTAGAAAAACAAGCACTAAAAGAACGGAAATTACAGCGCAACAATAATGTAACAGCAATGAACAAAGAAATATACGACTTAGATTTAGAAGAACAAATGCAAAACGACGCCGCTATTGATGCCGAAGAATATAGTATGTCTAACATTCCAGATGATGATGATTTCAATTATGATAATGGTGATGACGATTATGCGAATGGAAACCACGAAGATTATGATTGAAACGCATAATTTTTTATTTTCATACTAAATTACATTTAGTAATTTTATATTTTAGTTTTCATTTATATTTAGTAATTTTTTAGTAATATATATTTAGTAATTTAATATTATATTTGTATATAATATAAATGTCTACCGACGCTAATGATGAATACTTAGCGGAGCAGGCGCGTATGGAGGCACAGGCAGCGGCAGAGGCAGCGGCAAAAGCACCTGAACCGTATAGCCCGAACACGTTATCATGTGGCATAAAAAAAATACTGACCATCGTAGTGACCTAAGTAATAAACAAAAGCAAGCTATGTACGATGCAGCATTCCCACGGTCTCCAATGCAATTCCCTCCGAGGAGTGGTGGCCATCGAATGAGATACAAAACAAATCGCAGACGCGGCAAAACAAATCGCAGACGCGGCAAAACAAATCGTCGTCGTCGTAAACACTAAGAATTATTTTGAACCAAATATTATAACTAATTAGTTAAATATTTTCAATATAAAAATAGAATACTTATAAATAATATTTTTATATATAAATGCGTAAAACAGGTCGCAAGACATTAAAGCTAAACAACAAAGCAGGCAATAGATTTTTAGAAAGAAAAGTACTCATAGCCAGTATGTATAACGGGTCACATCGAGATGTAACAAATAAGGTATTACGAAATTATGCGGCATCCAGAATCCAGAAAAGTAGACGAACTAGGGTACAAACAAAGGTAAATAATAATGAGTTTGAAACACGCGTTCCTAATTTTTATAATAATTTAATAAGATTTGTAATTGTTTTAAGAAGAACAACTCCAGATCCAAACACGATGAGTGCTATAAAAGATGATATATTAAGAACAATACCTGATAGAACTATAGCAGGTGTCTTACGTTTACCCAATCTTTTTGAAGATATAAACTTATTAAGAAATTTATTAACCAATCATTTTCCACCAATAAATGAAAAAGAAACTGCCAACTTAATATACATATGTGATTCAATTATAAGAGCAATGAATGTTCCATTACATGCTCGTATAACAGTCCCATTGCTCCCATATAGACAAAATGGGTTTGTAAGAAGACAAACACAAGCACCAGCAGAAATACCTGCGCTAGCACAAGCACAAGCACAAGCACAAGCACCAGGTAAAAAAAGAAGAACACTACGCAAAAGACGTAGCAAAGCAAAAATAGCAAAGCAAAAATAGCAAAATAATATATTAGCAAAATAATATATTAGCAAAATAATATATTATTTAGATTGTATATAAATGCCTCAAAGTGTGTCATCTAAAAAGTCAGGCTCAAAGTCACATTCTAAGTCAGGTTCAAAGTCACGTTCTAAGTCAAATTCATATACAAGATTTAGAAAAAAACGCGCGGCAAAAACACTTCAACGCACATTTAGAAAGGCTTTAGTTAATGGAATATGTGCTATATGCACGGGTTCTATGTTTAATAGTTCAAATATAAAAACACTAAATTGTAACCATAAATTTCATAATGAGTGCATAGAAGCATGGCTCAAAGTAAATAATGTATGTCCTACGTGTAGACGCGTTCAACCTAATAGAACTGGAACGCGAGTTAACACACTTGTAAGTGACAGAACATTTGGCAATATTCCGCTTTCTATGCAATAATTCAATGCAATAAAATCTTATTATATAATATATGCCCCTATTTAATAATATAAAAACAAGAAAAGTAGAGTTAATATTACCAAGTAAAAGTAGAAGTAAAAGTAGAAGTAGAAGTAAAAGCAAAAGTAGAAGCAATTCTTTTACGCGAAAACGTAACCTTATTGCTACACGATTTGTTAGTAAGCTTAATAGTTATAAATCAAAAGTATTAGAACGTTCTAATAAATCAAGAGCACTAACACAAAAATTAAAAACAAAATTAAACTCAGCTATAACTATTATTAAAAAATCTGATAAATGTCCAATATGCTTATCAAAGATTGACTTACAAGAACCAATAACAACATTAATATGCGGCCATACTTTGCATAGTAGATGTTTATATAAATATGTAAATAATACTCAAGACGTTGACTTAAGATGTCCCTCATGTCGAGAACCTATTAAATTAACAAGTTTAGACCCAAGTAAACTTAAACCAGAATTACTTACTAAATTTCTTACACTTCTTAAACTTCTAGTTGATGCCTACGAAGAAAATATGAATATAACAAAAGCTATGTGGGATGACTCGTCTGCTTATGTACTTAAACTTAATGAGGACATTGCAAATAATCCTGCTCTTGAAGTAGTTTTAAGACGAATATTAACAAAAGCTAATGAATCAAGAGATGAAGCACACGACATGTATAATGACGCATTAAGTCTTTATATAAAAGCATATGAGAAATATCTTACTACTAAGTCTATTTACAATATAGAGACTATAGAGACTAGAGACAATACTCGTCAAATAGTATAATATTATTAGCTAACATCCTTTTTAACAACATTTTTAATACTATAAAATAATTTCATGCTAATATCATATAATAGCGCCACGCAAATATTAAATAGCTCTAAATAATAATCCATAGATGCTGTTATAAAATCTCCACCATAATCGCATTGAACTATAATATTTGTAGCATATACAACATATACAGAAAATAATAATAATGTAAAACCAAGCAACGTTTTTTTAAGTATAGAAGATAAATATATAAAATATTGAATTATGCTACAAATTAACAAAACTAATAAGGCAAAAAATAGACCAATACCAATTTTATAAGGCAATTTTATAGCGCTTGCTATAAGAGCTAGAGCAAACGAAAACAACAAAACAAATATACTAATAGAACCTATAAATGCTGTTCTAATGGTCTCTTCATCAACATAAGGTTTTATGTCTTCTAAAATTATTCCCATTGTTACCGAAAAGAGAGAAAATAGTATAAATTTTAACCAATTTGGCATAGGAACAACATCTAAAATAATTATAAAAACAAAACTTAATATATGCGCTCCAATAATAAGTAGTCGGCGAACTTTGTCATTTTTAGTAAGTTCAACTCGGTTAAAATTTATATGAACGTAATAAGTAATAGCTACTTGAATTAACAAATTTATTAAAATTAGCGTAAAAAAGAATTTTTTTACATATAAAAGCTTAAACAATTGCGAAAAATCACTTTTAACAATTTTGTTATTATACTTCATAATGGGCTAATTAATAATATATGCTAATATATTATTAATCCTAAATTATATTAAATTAGCATAACTTACATAACTTACATAACTTACATAACTTACATAACTTAGCACAAAATATTATATATTATTATGTTAGTAATGCCCAACCCCACCACTTTTATTTCTTCGCTATTTAAAAGCACAAGAAAAAAAAGTAAAAGTAAAAGTAAAAGTAAAAGTAAAAGTAATTCTTTTACACGAAAACGAAACCTTATTGCTAGTCAATTTGTAACTAATGTAAGAAAAACTATTAAACAAAGACAGCTATTAGACAAGTTACATAAAGAAAGTAGTGCGCAAAAAATACAAGAATCATTTAAAACCACATTAGCCAAATCAAAAGACGCCAATGTTTGTTCTATATGTTTAGCTAAAATGTTGTTTCCACGATTAATAAGCACGTTGCCTTGTGGTCATAAATTTCACGCAAAATGTATTAAACCAGTTATAGATAATGATTATAATGCCCGATGTCCATTATGTCGAGCTCCAATACCTGTAATACCTACAAATCAAAATACAAATCACACTATAAATCGAAATAATATTGGAACTAGGCATACTATTTATCGAACATCTCATAATCGGCATACATCTAGACAATCACGTCATGCAAATATAGCTAGCTTACATATTCAATGGAAAACATTGTCTAGAGCAGTAACCAATGCTCGAACTAAATGGCAAAATCAAAGAATAAAGGCATCAGCTGCTCGAGAAAGAGCAAATCATGCTAATTTTTTCAATCGTGCTAGATTAACACAAATAGCAGAACGCGAAGAATTAATTATGCGAACTTATTTAGCAGAGAGAGATAGGCGTATAAGAGAAAGGCTTAGATTTGAAAGACGACATGAGGAAATATTAACTCAAATTATTACTAATTCAAGAACTCCAACTAATGTAGTTAATGTAGACGCTGGATAAAGCCTTTATAAAACAATTTAAGGACAAGACGTTACTTATTTAGACGGATAAAATTTTATGATTAAAATTTTAATAATAAAACATAAAGCATAATTTGTTAAAAAATTATAAAAATATAATACTTATTATTTAATATTATAAATAATATATAATATTAAGTATGTTAAGACAATTTATTGTGAATAATATAATGTTAGTATCATTAATAATATTTTTAATATTATTTGCAATACTATTAGCAAGTAAACCAACAATAATGTTTGATAAAAATGGAAAGCCACGCGAGTTTGGAATAGGTTATAAAAATAAAACAATATTACCGCTATGGTTAATGGTTATTATTTTAGCAATAATTGTATATTTTTGTATATTGTGTTATGTAAATTATAATAAATATGTAGCTTAAAGCGTTCCTTAAATAATTGCTATTTAGCATATTTTAGTATTCTTTAGCCGCTCTCTTGTGCATATTCAAGACTTTCAGCTTCAGCATTGTTTAAATCGGCTGTAATTTCTTCTAATGATTTTTCACAAGACATATTAATGATATAATTATAACTAACGGAACAAACTAATACACCTGCTAGTGTATACCAAGTAAGTTGTCCAATAACATTTTTAATAACTAAGAGCTTATATAAGTTTTGAATATCTGGGTTGTTTTCTGGTTTAGTATTATCTTGTTCTGCTGCTTCTCCTTGCCCTGCTTCTCCTTGTGCTGCTTCTCTTTGTCCTGGTTTTCCTTGTGCTGCATCTCTTTGTCTTTCATCTCTTTGTCCTGCATCTGCTAGAAGTGATGGTGCTCCTGGCATTAGCAATTCTGTTGTTGATCTTTCTGCTTGTCTTGGTTTATATGCTACTGCTTTATCTAGTGCTCCTTGTTCTAATATCGTATGAGGTGGCCTACTATCATCTCCTTGTAGTTCTGGTTTTAGTTGTGCTCTTACTTCTTTACCAACATTTGTTTCTGCTGCTGCTGCTGCTGCTGCTGCTGCTGCTCCATATGCTTCTACTGCTGCTGGTGCCGGTTGTTCTAATTTCCTATGATGTGTCCCACGAGGCTTCCCAGGAGATGTCCTATCATCTCTCCTACGATGCTTCCCAGGAGATGTCCTATCATCTCTCCTACGATGCTTCCCAGGAGATGTCCTATAATGTTCCCCAATATGCTTATTATCATCTCCTGGTGGTTTTGCTTCTGCTGGTAGTTTTGCTTCTGCTGGTGGTTTTGCTTCTGCTGGTGCTCCTCTCGCTGCTTTATCGAAAGCTGCTCCAGATGCTGGTGGTGCTTGTGCTTTTTCATCTCTTTTAGCTTGTGCTTCTTGTTCTGCTGCCCGTGCTGCTGGTGCCGGTTGTTCTAATTTCCTATGATCTCCTGGTGGTTTTGCTTCTGCTGCTGCTGCTGCTGCTGCTGCTGCTGCTCCATATGCTTCTACTGCTGCTGGTGCCGGTTGTTCTAATTTCCTATGATGTGTCCCACGAGGCTTCCCAGGAGATGTCCTATCATCTCTCCTACGATGCTTCCCAGGAGATGTCCTATCATCTCTCCTACGATGCTTCCCAGGAGATGTCCTATAATGTTCCCCAATATGCTTATTATCATCTCCTGGTGGTTTTGCTTCTGCTGGTGCTCCTCTCGCTGCTTTCTGGAAAGCTGCTCCAGATGCTGGTGGTGCTACTCCCGCTGCTACTCTCGCTGCTGCTGCTTCTGCTTCTTCTTCTCTTTTATATTCTGCTTCTTGTGCTGCTGATTGTCGTGCTGCTGATTCTCGTATTTCTAGACCTTTAGCCATATGTGGTCCAATTGCATCTAGGGCAGGCCCTCCTCCTTGTTGTGTTACTTCGTCTTCTGGCTTATTTAAGTCTATAATACCAACCTTTTTTAACTCATCAATAAAATTTAAAAAAGTTGTTTTATTAATATCTATTTGATTAATAAAGTTGGATTTATTATGTGTAATATTTGCAATTGCTTTTGCTAAATCACCATTAACATTAGTGTTATTATTAAGTATAGCTGTTAATGTGGTTTCAACTCCCAAAATACTTATTACTAGATATCCAACAGTATTAGAAAAAGGTGTTACCCAGCCTGGAAATATTTTTAAAACTATAAATAAAGTAAAAAATATAATAATCCAAGGCAATAGTGTAGCCAATAATATATCAGTCCAACGAACAGCTTGACTACTACAAAGTGCTTTAGATACTGTTGTATTTATAAAATATGATCCAATTATTAATATACATACATATATAATAGTTAACATGCTACCATCTTTGGCTTTATCAATGGAGTCAATTGACTTAGCACTTTGTATACTAAACAAAGTAAAAATTAAATACCCTAGTGTTATAAAAAAAAAAAATATTAAAGGGCTTCCAGGAATAGGAACATTAGTATTAGCCATATTATTATATTATAATATAATTTAAAATAAATTAAAACATAATTAAATTATAAAATTATAAGTATAACAATAAATTATAAAAAGTGATTAATATATTAGTATAATGAACTTTAATATACTTGATTATACTAATTTACAATATAATTCAACAAAACACAGCACGCATTCAATAAATAATGGAACTAATCCAAAATTAGTAGATAATGGTGTCAAGTTATTTTTTAAAGAAGTTTTAAAGGGTTGTAATAAATATAAGCAAACTAATTACAACACATTTTATAATATATTAATGTTTTCTATTTTCTGTTTGATTTTAGCTATATTATTATATAGTCGCTATAAAGGACCGCATAATTATAAATCTTATTATGAAAAAACACTAAAAGACAAAGAATATATAATGTCTAAATTGGTCTATTATAATCGTCAAAATCTTGATCAACAGCAAAAAATTAGAAACAATATGATAACAAATTTGCCCGATTATAGTAACCACCCAGAAGCCAATTTATTACACAAAACAGTTTACTTTTCTTAAAACATAGTGTTTATTTAATTTTATTTAAAATTAAAAAATAAATAAAATTAAAAAATTAAAAAATTAAATAATAGTAAATAATAGTAAATAATAGTAAATAATAGTAAATAAAATTAAATAAAATAAAAATTTATATTATATACTAACTTTATAATATAATACTATGAGCACTGATTTACTAGAACCATATTATGATGAAGTGGGTAAATATTATAAATTAAAAAACAAATATGAGGATATTAAGCAAAAAAAAATTACTGAATTAATTAGTAATAAGAGTATAGATAATAGCCAAAAAAAACAAACATTTGCTAAATATAAGCCAAAATGTATTAATTGTAAGGCAGATGGCGGGACAATTTTCACAGAAACACCTGTCTTATTGCGCGCTACTTGTGGAAATCGCAATAATCCGTGTAATTTAGATTTGTCTATAAAGCGAAAACAATTTGCGCATATTAATAGTCGAATTTTAAAGTCTTCTAATGAAGTAATAAATTACAAAAAACAAATTATAGCTACTAAGCTGGATTTTCTATTTAACTATATTGAAGAAGAAAAAGCAGTAGAATTATTTGAATCATTAAAACAGCAATTAAATAATAGTCAAGAAAGTTATAATAATTTAGTGAATTTATATAATTCAATAACAAACAATGAAGAATTAAAAACAATGATTCTTGAAAAAACTAGTGAATTTGAAACATATAAAAAACAATATAGCGAAGCTCTTGAATTATATAAATCATCGGGAGAAGTTGTATATTTAATAAGCGCTATTGAAATACATAAGACTAAACTAGCTGTTATTGGAAAAGATTTAATGAATTTAAAATATAAATCATGTTATGTTGAACAAAATGAAGAAGACAAATATATATTATATCAAAATAATTATAGCCCAGAAGAATTAATAGTTGAAATAAATGATTAAATATAAAGTATTACATTATATTAAATGGTATTCTTTAACTTTTTTAATAGTATATCAAAATATATAAATATAAGTGTATTTTTGATAACATTTTTATTAGGATTACTATATATTTATTATATTGACTATAATAGAAGAGTAATAGTATATCCAAATCGACACAATATTGACAAAATAGAATATAAAGATGAGGCAGAAAATTGCTTTGGTTACAAAGTGCAAGAAGTAAAATGTCCAAGTGACAAGAGCAAAATTGAAATTGTGCCTTTAAATTGAAAATTGTGCCTTTTAAGTAAAATCAGTACTATACTCAAGTGTTTTGCTTTTAGAACCACACGGAATGTTTTCTTCTACTAAGCTATAACATTTTGTTTTAGTAGTGTCACTTGAGAAAATTTTATCACGCAATTCATTATGTTTTGGACCAATAAACTTATAACAATCTTTTGAATTACATACTTGCCTAAATATTGTAGAAAGTCCTAGACCTAATAATATTGATAATATAATTTTTCCCATACTTGTATGTAATATATTTTTAACAACATTATTTATCATTATTATATTATAATATATAGTATATATTATAATAATTTTTATTTACTATAATAAAATAGTTTAACTAAATATATTTATGAAATTAATTTAAAAGCAAAATGAGTTATAAAAATATTATACTATGCCCGATCAATCTAATGTAGAAACATTTGCTTTCCAAGCCGAAATTAATCAGCTTATGTCCCTTATTATTAATACATTTTATTCAAATAAGGAGATTTTTTTACGTGAGTTAATTTCTAATTCATCAGATGCTCTCGATAAGGTGCGGCATTTATCATTAACAAACAAAGACGTATTAGCTTCTAATCCAGAGCTGTATATTAATATTATTCCAGATAAAGCAAATAAAACATTAACTATTGTGGATTCGGGTATTGGTATGACAAAAGCAGATATGATTACAAACTTAGGAACTATTGCACAATCGGGAACAAAGGGCTTTATGGAGGCAATGAAACTAGGAACAGATGTCAATTTAATTGGGCAATTTGGAGTCGGGTTTTATTCAACATATTTAACTAGCGACCGCGTTGTAGTTACTTCAAAACATAATGACGATGACCAATATGTATGGGAATCTAATGCTGGTGGTTCTTTTACAGTTAAAAAAGATAATAGTGAAGAACAATTAGGACGCGGAACAAAAATTGTGTGTTATTTAAAAGAAGACCAGCTTGAATATTTAGAAGAACACCGAATTAAAGAACTAGTAAAAACACATTCTGAGTTTATTAATTATCCTATTAGTCTTAGTGTTGAAAAATCAGTATCTAAAGAAGTAGAGGATGATGAGGAAGAGGATAAAGAAGAGGAAGAGGACAAAGAAGAGGAAGAGGATAAAGAAGACGAACCTACTATTGAAGATTTAGACAAAGACGAACCTAAAGACAAAAAAGAAAAAGTTACAAAAACGATTACAGAAGTTCATAAAGAGCTAGAACTATTAAATAAACAAAAACCAATTTGGTCTAAAAAACCAGAAGAAGTTAGCAAAGAAGAATATGTTGCTTTTTATAAAGGACTTACAAACGATTGGGAAGACTATTTAGCAGTAAAACATTTTTCAGTAGAAGGACAGCTAGAGTTTAAGTGTTTATTATTTGTGCAAAAGCGCGCTCCATATGATATTTTTGAACCAAAAACAAAGAAACAAGGATCTATTAAATTATATGTGCGTCGTGTATTTATTAGCGATAAATGCGAAGACTTAATTCCAGAGTGGTTAGGATTTGTTAAAGGCGTTGTTGATTCTGAAGACTTGCCACTAAATATTTCGCGTGAAATGTTACAGCAAAATAAAATTCTAAAAGTAATTAAGAAAAACATTGTAAAGAAGTGTTTAGAATTATTTGGTGAAATTAAGCAAACACGCGAAGACTATGTAAAGTTTTATGAACAATATGGTAAAAATATTAAATTGGGCATTCACGAAGACACTTCAAATCGTGAAAAGCTTTCTGAATTATTAATGTTTCATAGTTCAAACTCTAAAACGGCTATGATTTCATTTAAAGACTATGTGGAGGCTATGCCTGAAACACAAAAAGCAATTTACTATATTACGGGTGAAACGCAAAAAGCTGTTGAAAATTCACCTTTTATTGAAAAGTGTAAAAAGCTTAATTACGATGTTTTATTTATGACTGAACCAATTGATGAATATTGTGTTCAACAATTAAGAGAATATGATGGAAAGCAATTAGTTTGTGTAACAAAAGAAGGTCTAAAATTTGATGAAACTACTGAATCTAAAACAGAATGGACTAAGTGTATCGAGGACTTTAAACCACTAACAAATAGCATTAAATCTATTTTAGGAGACAAAGTTGATAAAGTGGTATTAAGTGAGCGTGTTGTTACTAGTCCGTGTGTATTAGTAACTGCCGAAACAGGATGGTCTGCCAATATGGAGCGAATCATGAAAGCACAAGCATTACGCGATCCAAATATGAATTCTTATATGGTGTCTAAAAAAACACTGGAACTTAACCCAACTCATCCTATTATTAAAGCTTTACAAACACAGGTTAAAAATCAAGTTAATACAAATAGCCTAAAAGACGTAATTACTCTATTATTTGAGTCCGCACTAATTAATAGTGGCTTTAGTCTAGAAGAACCAACAACATTTGTAAATAGAATTAATCGTATTATTCAATTAGGTCTTTCTATTGAAGACGAAGACAACGAAGAAGAGGTAAGCAAAGCAGAGGAAGCAGAAGAAGCAGAAGAAGACAAAGAAGACGAAGAAGCAGAAGAAACAGAAGAAACAGAAGAAGCAGAAGAAGCAGAAGAAACAGAAGAAGCCAACAAAGAAGAATCTAATATGGAGGAAATTGACTAAAATAACAAAATAACTAATGAACTACTTTTTAATGTTTATTGCGTTTTTAATTCAATAAATATTTAGGTATATATATTAATTAATGTCTTCAAGTGGATTAACATATATAAATGAATTGCCAAATCCGAATCCAAATTCTAATATGCAAATAAATAGCGTCCAACAACAACTATTAATGCAACAACAACCGCAAAATATTATTTTAAATAAAAATGAAATAGTTTCAAACCAAAATAATCAAATGCCAGGCCCTGCTATTAATCAATTTATACCATCGGGAACATATAGCACACAAAATCCAATGCAACAAAACAGTAATCAAATAACAATGGAAAATAGTGTATTAAATAAACAACCAAACTATAATGAGCTTGTAAATCAAATACAAAAAGCAAGTTTAAATGGTTCAACTTCACTGCCATCACGAGATATACCAAACAATTCTATACAAATTTCAAATGACGAGCAAATAAAACCCAATTATATACCACCACCACCAGTTCAAGAAGACTATATAAAAAACAACGAAACACCAGACTACTTGATTGAAGAAAATAACAGAAAAATGCGCAATTCTAATTTTTATGATATGCTATATAGCGAAGGACAGCTTCCATTAATAATAGCACTTGTATATTTTTTATTCCAACTTCCAGCTATTAAAAAATACAACAAAAATTTATTACCATTTATGTTTAATATTGATGGCAATCCTAATTTATATGGTTATATTTTTAATAGCGTATTGTTTGCGTCTATGATATATATTTTGCTAAAAGTTATGACAAAATTTGTTTAAACATAAGACATTACATATTAAAAATTGCTAAACATTATAAAATAAAAATAACTAACTAGTTAATTATTTTTATTTTTATGTATAGATCACTATATTACTATACTATATTAGTACACTATTTTGAATAGTGTCTTCCTATTTTCATCCATAAAAGTATGCTAATTGTGAAACCTACTAAAAATCCAGCGACACAATGGTCAGGATGTTCTTTTAAAAAGGGTCTTGTTATAAATGGACCAACAAAGAATGTTAAGAACGAGTAAAAAATCATAATGGCAATTGACATTGGCGAACTTAGATGAGACATTTTTATAGTTTAACACTATATTATTTTCTTGGCTTTCTTGATTTTCTTAATTTTCTTGGCTTTCTTGGCTTTCTTGACTTTCTTGATTTTCTTGATTTTCTTGACTTTCTTAATTTTCTTGATTTTCTATATGTATTAAAGTAAATTTTAGCCGCAGCCATGTCAAGAGGATGTACTTGGTTTCCAAATAACGAAGACGAAGATGAAGATGAAGACGAAGACGAATCAGATGACGAAAAAGATGTTGGAAAAGGTGTTATATTTGGTTGGCGGCGAAGCAGTGGTGGTTGAACAATCGGAGGATCAATGTCTAAATCAATTAATAGTTGATTAAGAACATCTAATTCATCAATGGCAATAGGTATTAAATTATTAAGTTTATTATATTCAAGAAGTAATGTTGCTACAGTTTCATTATTAACAGGACGAGCTAATATATCAAGTTTAACTGTCAATATATTTACTAGTGCATTATAAACTTTCACAGCCGGAATAGAAAGAGGAGCTGTACTATGATGATAAAAAGCCATCCAATGATCAAAAATAAATTCTATTTCACTCCTTATTTTTTCATTAACAGGTATTAAGGTTTCTATTATATGTGGAACATCATTCCACTCATGAAAACCAGCAACACCTGATATATCTTCTTTTAGTTTATTCAATCTAAGTATTAGAAAATCAAATAATGGTCCTGCCGTATAATGAAATGGAGACATAGTTTATATACTATATACTATATAATATAAATTATATATAGTATATAATATATATAGTATATAATATAGAAAATAGAAAACTTATAATACACTTATATTTTTTTACTTGTTTTACTTTTTCTTCCATATTTACAATATTGTTTTTGAGAGAATCCTTTTGGACGCATACAATTTATAGACCTTTTATATTTTAAAGTCCATGCGCCTCCGCGTTTAGCTTTTGTTCCTTTTTTATATCTTCTTTTTTTGCCACGTGCTCGATTTAACTCTTCGCTTTCTCTATTCAATAGCATAAGTCTTGCTTTTAGTTCAGCTATTTCTCGTCTTAAAGTAGTTTGATGACTAGTTAAAATACTTAAGGAGTCTTCTGCTTCCAGCAGAGTGCGTAATACTCTATTGCTTTCATCAACTAATGGTCTAGTGCGTTCTTGACTATTAGCGTGAATGGCACTACTAATAGCAATATAGCCACTATAAAGTTGATTTATAGTGTCAGTATCATAAGGATTAGTATTTCTATAATTATCATAGGCACTTCGTGCGCTACGATGTGTGTCTCCAATATTACCTCGTACTTGTTCTTGTGTAGCTAGTGTTCTTCCATGAGTTGCTCTTTGACTTGCAGTCTCCACACGTTGCCCAATAGTAACAATCTCAGCTTCTAGAGCCATTATACTAGCATCAATAGTTCTTAGTTCAGACTGTAATTTTGCTAATTGTGTTGTTAAGTCAGTTCTTTCTCTAAGTAAATTTCGGCTTCTTCTTGTTAAAGCTTGAGTATTTCTTGCTAAAGCTCGCCTTCTTCTTAGCGAAGCTATTTGTTGCAACGCCCTTGCTTCTCTTCCATTTTCGTTTTCATTATCATTTATAATATCTGGCATCTAGTATATATATAATAGTATATATAATAGTATATATAATAGTATATATATTAGTTTTTTATAACTATACACTTTTTTTATTTTTTTCCTATTTTTCGTCTAGAACGACGTTGTCTTTTACCGTGCGCTATATTTAACTCTCTGTCTTGACTACGCAACTCATATAGATTATTTTGTAATTCGTCTCTTTCATTCATTAATTTTTCTCTACGAGCATATAAAGTATCATAGTTATTTTTTGTTTCACTTAATGTTTGCAGTGCGGACTCTCCTTCTTCAATTATTGGTCTAATAACTTGTTGAATAGCAGCAATACTAGTTCTATGAATATTACTTGACTCATCATAACGACTTCTTATACCTTCCCTATCATTTGGATTGGTCACTCTATATTGTTCATAATGGCGACGCGACCTAGCATATGCGTTTCCAAGATTCCCTTCCATTCCTTCTTGAGTAAGTCGATTTATTTCTATAGTTAAAAACTGTATTCGTTCTCTAATAGTACTACGCCTGTTATTTACTAATGTTAATTCTTGAGTAAGACTACTTATTTTGTTATTTAATTTAGCTAATTTAGTTCCTAATTTTTCTATTTTTTTAAATAGTGTGCGCCTTCTATTAGCTAGAGCAGTTTGTTGTAGTTCAGTTGCTCTTCTTAGTGTTGTTATTGGTCTTTGTTGTCTTCTCTGTGGTGATTCTTCACTACTATCAGACATAACTTATTATAATATATTATATTATATTATAATAATAAGTTAATAAATCATTTTTTAGTGTTTTTGCCCTCTTTTTCTTTTTTTATATGTACAACGATGCTGTTTTTTACCGCGTGCAACATTTTCATTTATAGTTAAGGTTAAATATTCGCTATTCATTTCATCAAGTTCGTTTTGTAAATCGTATTTTTGTTGCGTTAATGTTGCTATATCCTCATTTAAAGTTTTATACTTTTTTTGTGCTCTAGTTAAGGTTCGTAACATTGACTGTGCTTCTAGTCTTAGTGGTCTAATATTTTCTTGAATAGCAGCATTAGTAGTACTATGAAGACGAGTTGCCTCAGTATAACGACTTCTTATACCTTCAACATCAGTGGGATTTGTTCTAGTATAATCATTATAATGGCGTAGTGACCTAGCATACTCATTTCCAAAATTACCCTCTGTTTCTTCTTGATTACGTCGCGTTATTTCTCGAGTTAAATAGCGTATCCGTTCTCTAGCACTAGCAGCCGTGCTATTTGCTATTGTTGCTCGCTCATTAAATCTACTTATGTCATTGTCTAAGTTAGCTATTATAGTTCTAATTTTTGTTATTTCTCTAAATAGTCTGCGTCTTCTATAGGCTAAACTTGGTTGGTGTGGTCGCGATGATACTCTTGTTTCACTCATATATAAAATATAGTATAATATAGTATTATAAAATATAATATACTATAGATTTGATTTTTATAGTTTTTATGGTCTTCTTTTTCTAGTGTTTTTGCCTTTTTTGCCCTTTTTTTTAGATTTGCATTGTCTTTTACCGCGCGCTTGATTTAACAGTCTGTCACGAATAAGCGCTATTTTAAGTTTCCGCTCAAGGTTGCGTACAACCCCTATTATATAGCGTTGTTGTTGATATAAACTATAATGATGTTCACTTGCTAATCTGTATGTTTCTCGCGCTAGTGCTTTTTGTTCTATAATAGGAGCAAGACCTGTATCCATTAGCTCATCAAAAAGAGCACTAACTTGATCAAATCTTGCTTTACGATTATCATAATAATTTGCGTCTTCCGTGTTTTCATCTTCATTATTTACGTGCTCATACCACCATCTCTTAAGTTCCTTATATTCCATTCCTAAGTCGGACTGATTAAAATTCGTAAGAAGTGTATATCTTAAATTATCACGTTCTGTTCTCAACCTTTCATAGCGGTCGTGTTCATCATCTCTGCGTATTCTTGCTTGGTCGACTTCAATTGTTTTCGCATCTAGTGCTCCGCGTTGTTGTCTTAAATCGGCTTCTAGTTCTCTAATAGTATTTCCTAAAATAGTTCTTCGCGTTTCTAAAGCCTGTGTTCGTCGTGCTAATGCACTTGGTGTATTTTGTCTTTGAGTTGCGGATCTTAAACGCATTCTAGGAGTTCTAATAGTATTTTGATTAATACTAGTCATATTATATTAACATAATATAATAATAATATATTAAAAATTATAATATAATATATGCTTACATTATGCGAAATAATAGTTTATATAAATGATACATTATAACAAATGTTCCAATAAATCCTAATGCAACATAACTATCTTTAGTTAGCTTATTATGCAATCCAAAATATGCTACTGCTATAAACCCTGGAATAAATAGTATATAATGAGCTATATAAAGTACATTTCTAAAATTAGTTAGATCTAAATTGGGAATTGGAACAAATAACACTATGCCTAAACTTAACACTATTAACATATAATAAATCCAAAATGGTGTTTTACTTTGATAATAACTAATATATACTAATGACGCACCAATAATTAATATATGCATTATATTAACATATTTCATTGGTAAATGTAATAAGCTAAATAGGGTCATTTTATATAGTATAATATATATTATAATATATAATTTTTAATATATAATAAGCTATTATTTTTTAAGAGTCCCAATATAATATTTTGGTAAAATTGTTTTTTTTACATAACTAGGATGACCACGTGAATTAAAAAGTTGCGTTGCGTCTTTGCCGACGGCTTGCATAATAATCTCTCCTCCGGGATGTTTTGGAATCCATGAAGTAATATTATAAACCTTATTTTCAATTAGCGTCCATGCATCCCCCTTTTTATTGTGCTTTTTGATTTCAGCAAGTGTAAACGCTTTCTTTTTATTAACTCCACCTATTTTATTAGCATTAATTTTATTAGTGCCTAACTTATTTGTTCCCAGTTTGCGTGTATGTTTTAATGTCTTAGTCTTAGTCTTAGTCTTAGTCTTAGTCTTAGTCTTAGTCTTAGTCTTAGTCTTAGTGTGTTCTAAAATAGGAGTGAGTTTAGCAATACAATTTTCAGATGTCATTAATGCGCCTTCGCACCACGCCTGATATTTAGAATAGTTCTCTCCAATAATATAAACATTTGGCAAGGGATTTATTAATTTATAACTTAAATAATCCGAATCAACATTTTTCTTCCAATTGGCAACACCAGCGTCCCAAAAATACAGTTTTATGTATTTACTGGGTGGAACACTTATGTTATATACGCTAAACACTAGATTTAATGTGCTATTAAGTGTTTGCTTAACATAATCAAGCCCTTTTTTAGCCAATAAATTATTCCAAAATCTAGCATTAGCACAATCGCTATAGCTCGACATAATTAATCCATTATTAGAATTAATAGGGATTACAAATTGAACTTTACTATTTGTAATTGTTTTTTTAATATTTTTAAACCACGATTCTCCATTTTCCGTTTTATAAACTTCAAAAATACGCACCAAATTAATTGGATTTATTGAGTCTAAATCTCTCAACAACGGTTTAAAAATTGTTAAACTTTCTAAACTCTGTTTAGGTATAGCACATATTAAATGGTCACAATAGTATGTTGTTTTAGTTGAATTTTTATAATTGGAAACACATATACTAAATAAATTGTTATTAGTATTATAAGTTACATTTTCAACGTGTGAGAGATTACATATACTAATATATTTGCGCTTATAACCCTGTGTTTGTTTTATAGCCAGCAATAAATGGTCTATAATTTGTCCTAATCCCCCATTTAATGTAAAAAAAGTAGATTCTTTATTATAATCATATTTAAAATAGCCAATTGCATCATAAGCATTTAATTCATTTAAATCTGAAGAATATTCAAAAACAGAAGCCACTTTTTGAGAGAATGAAGCACACATATATTTTGTAAGTAATTCATATAAATAAAACTTTTGCAATGCTGTCTTGCCTAATTTGGAAACCAGTGGACTAAGAAAAAATTTGTATAATTTAGCCATAATGGAGTCTTTGTATTGCGTTTTTTCGTGCGCTTTGTTGTTTTCTGTTACTTCTATATATGTTTTAGTATTTGGTATATTTACAATTTTAGATTTTAGACCAAGTTCGCTAATCAAAGTATTTATAAGTTTATGATGATGGCCCAAGCGGCCTGCTCCTAAATCCATTACATATTCTTCGCCATCTATAGTTTCTTTATAAGAATATATTCGCCCACCATAACGCTCTCCAGATTCTAATAATAATATTTTTAGATTAGTAAACTGTTTAGACAATTTATATAAAGTATAAAGACCTGCTATGCCTCCACCAATTATTACTAAATCATAATTTTTGGTATCATAATTTTTGGTATCATACTTTTTTTTATTTTTTTGCGTATTAGTCATTTAATTATATTGTATTATTATTAACTTATAGCAACATAATAATAATATAATATTCATTTTTTAATTAGCTAAGCCGCCTAATAGTATCCATATAACGGTCTATATTCGCTTGTGTGTATCTTACTTCAGCATCGGCAGTTTCTTCAGCTTGAAGTAATCTAACATAAGTTGGTGAGTTTACACCTCTTAGTCTTCGATTCCTATTCCTATTAGAGCGTTCGTATTCGCTTGTCCTTGCCACTGCATTAGTATATGCTTGTGTTGCTAATCTACGCTCTGCTTGTGCGCGATTTCTAGCAAGCAGCGCCTCTTCATATGTCATAATTGGATTAGCTAAATGTGCGTAATCATTATTAGGTATTACACTTCTACATAACGGACAAACAGCAATACCTGCCTGTAGAGTGCGCATTATACATTCAGTATGAAATCTATGACCGCATGGTAAAGATGTAATAGGGTCAGTTGATTGCACTTCAGCAAGACATATTGCGCATTCCTTATCTATTTCTGAATTTCTATTAGCTATTTCTAAATTTCTCTTATCTATCTTATCTCTCATAAGAGCGCTTGTTTTTTTTCTTGTTTGTTTACCTCTAACGCGTTTTTGAATTCGCGTAGCGGCACTTCTTACTATTGAGGATGAACGGCGTCTTGTACGAGGCATATTATATTATATTATATTATATTATATTATATTATATTATATTATATTATAAAATAATATAAGACAATAAAAATATTATTACTACATATATTCCGCAAACTCTATATCTCCAATATGGTTGCAAATTCTAGTAGCGTTACGCGCATTGTCTCGTGCGCGTGTTAATAATTCAGAAGTTATAAAAAACATATTACTAACATCTTGTTCCAGTGTTTCATCATTTATGTTTAAACTTCTATAGTTATTGTAATTATAAGAAGCTTCATTATAGAGTCTACGTACATAATATTCGGTTTGGTCTGCGCTATATTGATTACTTAACGCATCATTAAAAGGTATATTTGGAATTTCTGGAGGGTCGGGTACTTGTGGTCTTAGTACTTCAATTTCGCGTTCCCATAATTCTATTTCGTGCATACGTTCTAATATATGTTGTCTTCGTAATATTGGATCTAATATTAGTGGTTGTAGTTCTTGTATTTCTTGTTCTTGTTCTTGTTCTTCTACAGAAGGATAATTTATATTAGTTATTACTGCGCGACATTTTGGACATGTTCCACGTGTGCTAGTTAATGATTGTCTTATACAGTGTGCATGAAATCTATGTCCACAAGGTAAAGCAATACGAACATGTTCAGTCAGAGGTTCAAAACATATTGGACAATCATTAATTGTTGTACTAGTATTTTTTTCTCTATTTATTACTTTTCTAGTTTGCTTTCCCCGAACTCTTGCCTGAATTTTACGACTTGATTTTAGTTTATTTACTTGTTTTCTAGTTTTTTTACCTCTAAATCGCTTTTGAATTTTCTTAGCTGCCGAGCTTCTTAGTCGCGATGAGCTACGTCTTTGTAAAGCAGTTTCAAATTCCATAATATAATATATTATAATATAATATATAAGATTATGTAAAAGATTATGTAAAAATTTATAAAAATAGTAATACATTACCAAATCTCTGGAAAATCATCAGTTGTAAGCTCATCTACCATTTGTGTAGCATTATTCCTAAGCACTTGCGCACGATGTAATAAATCAAGCGTTATATAATACATATTAGTAACATCTTGGTCTAGTGATCCATTTGTTCTAACATCTCTATAGTTTTGATAATTTTCAGAAGCTTCATAAAATAGTCTTCGTATTTCATCTACAATTTGGCGTACATTATATTGAATACGTAACGCTTGATTCAAAGTTATATTTGGCATTTCTCTTGGGTCAGGTAGTTGTGCTAATCGTTGTTCTAGCATTTCAATTTCTTGCATACGTTGTGCTATATATTGTCTTCGTTGTGTTGGGTCTAATATTGAGTATGTTTGTGCTTGTGCTTGTGCTTGTGCTTGTGCTTGTGCTTGTGCTTGTGCTTGTGCTTGTGCTTGTATTTGTTGTATAGAAGGATAATTTATATTAGTTACAACTGTCCTACATTTTGGACATCTTCCACTTGTACTAGTCAATGATTGTCTTATACAGTCTGTGTGAAATCTATGTCCACAAGGTAAAGCAATACGAACATCATTAGTCAGAGGTTCAAAACATATTGGACAATCATTAATTGTTGTCCTAGTATTTTTTTCTCTATTTATTACTTTTCTAGTTTGTCTTCCCCTAACTCTTGATTGAATTTTACGACTTGCTTTTAGTTTATTTACTTGTTTTCTAGTGTGTTTTCCCCTAAACCGTTTTTGAATTTTTTTAGCCGCCGAGCTTCTTAAACGCGATGAACTACGTGTTTGAGAAGGCATATATATATTATAGTATAATATATTATATAATATAAAAATAGTATATAATATAATAATTTAATATTTTTGTAGTATTAAAGAATTACTATAAAACATAACATTAGTAAGATTAACCAATAAGCGTTAGCGAACCAATAGCGTTTGAAATTCGTAATGCATTAATCGCATCATAACTTGCAACTTCTAATAAATTAGCAGTTCTATTAAAAACAGCATCAATGTGTTGTTCCGCTATTTCATCGTTAGTACTTGGTCTATCTTGTGTGTTAAAACTTTCATAGTTAGTATAAATAGTATATGCTTCACTATAAAGACTTCTTAAAGTAGTCTCAGTATCATTTGCATTTACTTCATTAACTACTGCCTGTTCATAAGTTATATCTGGAATTTCTGGCGCATCAGGCAGTAATTCTCTCAGTCGTTCTATACTTTGTTCTATAACATCTAGTTCTTGATTGCGTACTATTAGGTGTTGTATTAGTTGTAGCGGTTCTAAATCTAATAGTTGTCTTCGTTGTATTGGATCTAATATATTTGGTCGTGGTGGTAGTGGTACTATTTGTCGTTCATTAGAAGGATAATTTATATTAGTTATTACTGTCCTACACTTTGGACATCTTCCACGTGTGCTAGTCAGTGAACGCCTTATACAGTCTTTATGAAATCTATGTCCACAAGGTAATGCAATACGAACATCTTCAGTCAAAGGTTCAAAACATATTGGACAATCATTAACTGTTGTACTAGTATTTTTTTCTCTATTTATTACTTTTCTAGTTTGTTTTCCCCTAACTCTTGATTGAATTTTACGACTTGCTTTTGACCTTTGTTTCTTCCTACTTCTAAACCGTTTTTGTATTTTTTTAGCCGCTGAACTTCTTAGTCGCGATGACCTACGCGTTTGAGAAGGCATAAATATATATATATTATAATATATTATAATATATTATAATATAATACTATTATAATATATTATAA